TCAAATAACTGATAGACAGTATATTTTTTAAACAAATTAATGTCTTTTTGTTCCCCTACTGCTAATATTGAAATATATCTTGAAATAATTGAATCACTTTGTCCTTCGGTATCATTCATTTGTTTTATTTTTTTTGCTTTTAAACGTCCACGCCTTAATTGTTCAGCAATTTTACTGGCACGCTCATTAGCAGGATTATAATCACGTTGTCCTTTATCCATTTCATTCATAGCATATATTTCTCCAACAATTTCTTTAAATTGTTGAAAATTAGTATCATTAATAATATGATTTTGTCCATCTTGAACAATAGCAATCATATTAGACACCACTATGATTTTTTCTGCTTCTGGAAACATTAAGGTTAACACCATTTGAATACAATTTCTATGATAATGAGCAGTAGGATTATCTTGAAACAATAACTGCATCAAAATATTAAAATCACTTAACTCTTGAAGCTTTATTATATCTTCTTCTTTTAATTCTAGCATATCTCTAGAAAAATTAAGAAAATGAATACCAATAAAAAATGAGGCTTCACCTATATAAGCAATTTCTTCAATAGTCGGTTGATGTATAGTAATTTCTGCAGGAATAAAAGGTATATCTATTCCAGTTATTAAAGCAATTTCATCAACCATTATGAGATAGGAACCTCTCCAATCTGTTCAACATCTTCTGTAAAATGTTCTGCTCTATATGATAAAGTATACATAGATACATCTTCATTAAGTACTGCTAAATTACAACCTAAAAATTTATAGGCTCCATAACCAGACATTCTAATATTATTACCAGTGCTACGAACAGTTAATTTATTCTTATTCGTTAAAGAATTAAGAATACCATCAATATATCCAATAATAGCTAAAGGGCGCACTTTATAATCATCAAGACACCATTCATCCATATAACAAATAATATCAAAATTTACTGTGCAATCTCTAAACTCTGGATTTATACGATTTGGAGTAAAACTATCAAAAGTAATCAAAATATATGAACGAATATTCTCAAACTCAGTTCTACCCACTTTCGGATTCAATCTAATATATCCTTCATGTATTAACTGTCCTAAAGATTTACTATCTATCATTTTTTTATAATCTTCATTTGTTGTATCTAAACAATCTGGTTTATTAATAACCAGCAACCTTTTTAATATATCGCTATAAGGTTTAGAATCTACAAACAAAGTCTTAATTATAGTTTCTGTATCTTTATCGCAAGAGAGAAAAGAACTATAAAGAGGTTGAGTTTTAACTGTATCTTTTCTCATAATTGCTCCTTATATCTCTATAATGATTTGATAATTATATGTTTCTGTAAATCTCCATAATAAATATCAAATCCTTTTCTATATGCTTTAGTAGTATTAACCACTATCTTTAAATTATTATCATTATCAATAGACCAAGAAATTATACCATCATCTTCAATCTCAACTTGCCATTGATATGCGGCCGCGGCTGCCCTGATGCTGTATCGGACCTCATCGTAAGGTGCTAATACATCTGGACCAACTATTGCGCTGTCTTCGGACTGGTCCGCCGCATTCATTTCTTTGATCTGTTGATCAGTACTTGTATAAGTTTCTTTTAAAGCAATTCTTAAAATACCTGTATTAGTATTACTTGATTTGCTACCAAAATTATCATTATATGCTTGTACTTCCCAACTTTGTCCATTAATAATAACTCTATTAAATCTTTGGAAATAAGCTAGTGTGTCTTCATCCTTAGTAATATATAGCTGTTTAGTATAATTCATATCATTCCAAACGACACCCTTTTTAACATTCCACACTATCTTTTCCTCATTAGGGCCTGTCATCCAGCCGCGATAGGTTTTTTGTGTTTCAGTACCATCATCATTGATAACAATAATATCAATTTCTTCATCGGCTTTTCTAATCTCTGCCCTAAAATAAGCAGTTTCCTCTGAATATTGCATATAAACAATCCAATATGTATCTGGAACCCACTCTTCTTTATTTCCATGAACCCATTTAAATACAGTTCCATTAGCAAAACCTGTTTCAACCCAATCATCATTATCCATAACTGGATCAATACTAACTGTATTTTCTTCAAATGGAATAGAAATAATTTTATCTTCATAGTCTACTTTTAATTTGTCATGATTAATTAAACATCTAAAATATTTGCCCTCATATAAAGGAGCAATCTCTTCTTGAAGCATTAAAGCATAACCAACATCGCGACCTTCATGCTCTTTTATTTCTTCTAGTTCTGGATATTGCTCTTCCAATCTTAAAAGAAAAACATCTTCTTCTATTGTTAATTCCTCATGAATTATAATCTTATCAACTAATCTATTTATTTCTTCCTTAATTTGCTCATTTGTAGCATTATAAGGCTGACATACCGCAGCTTGATAAGATACATATAATGCTTTACGTAGACTACGTAATTTATCTTCTCTCATACGAGTCCATTGATCATGAACCCAAGTAACTCTTTTATATTCCCCTTTGCCTTCTGGTACTTCTTGGCCATGACCATCGACCTCTTTTGTCACACCAAAGTAACCAGTTCTGTAACGCATATTACTAATACTCTTTAACATTTTCCTTTATTGTGTTGAGTAAACTTAAACATTCAAAAATTGTACCTCTATAACGGTCAAAATCTTCACTTTCAGTTAACTCAAATAATCCTTCCAATTTACATAATAAAGAAAAGAAGACTTTATGCTGGTCGAGGAGCAGTCTATCCATTCCTTTAAGCTCTTCCAATAAAGTTTCTAATGGTTTCTCCCAATCAGAACCTTCCTCTCTCATAGGTAATAGCTTATATACTTGATTGATGATGCGTTTAAGATTATCCTCTATTGCGGCAGGGTCAATTTGAAGATTATACTTTATCTCTACCAATCGTCGTCATCATCCTCTTCATGGTAGTGTTGCTCTGGATTCCAATGTAATCCTTGAGCGATATATTCATGATGATGATGTCCGCATCCACAACCATCCTCATCTTCATCTTCAAATTCAGCATCTACATCAACCCATTCTGGTTCTGTCTCCCAACTATTAGGATCTGTAGGATACCATTTAATGCCATCCGCAATTTTTGGCTTTTTACAATCACAATCATCATCATCTACAGGCCAACCATCACCAATACACCAGTTGTTGTTTTCTGGTTCCATAATCTTAGAAAAAGTAGAATGAAAAACACCGTTTGTATCTCTTACTCTTCTTTTATATAATCTTTGTAAATGGAATCCCTCGCGTTCATAATCTTTCTTTAAAAGTAAGATTTTTTGCATGTGATTCGCTTGAGAAGTAAATTTAAAGTCAGAACCACTATACTTCATACGAGTATTTTCAATTGTTGCAAGTTGTTGACCTAACCATTCTACAACCATATATGTAGCTAAAATGTTTATTTCTTCTGGAATAAGCCTACCCTTAAATGCTCCTTCCATATAAACATTACCACAAGCGTCTCTTTCCTTATGATGATTTAACTTATAAATCAATGGTTGTCTAGGAAATTCAAACTTATGGACGGCGCTCAAAAGCAGCTCCCGAGCCATTGCCGCAGTTTCAGCTTCATTTAGTTCTAGGTACATATCATCAGTAATTTTTGAATAAAAGCTATCATAAATTTTAGAGAAGGATGTATACTTCTTTGTACCCATTAAATATCCTTCCTTTCATATATACTACTTAGCCGGAGTAATGACTTTTACTCTACGCTCTGTTGTCTTATTTTCTTCTTCTTTAGCTTTTGGCTTTGCCGCACGTCTCTTACCATCAGACTTACTATCATCCTCAGGTTCAGTAAATAAATCAATTGCTGTTGTAACGTCAAAACCTAACTTATCAAGAATAGCATTTCTCTTTTGAACATCATTTAATGGAAGAGAGACAGCTAAATCTTTAATCATATCAAGAACACCCTCTGGTGCAAAATCTAAACAATCTAAAAATTCATCAAGACTACCATATTGAAGAAGTTTAGTAACATCCTCTTCAGTATAATAATATTCTGGTTCTACTGTTGACATTAATTCGTCCACAGCTTCTGGATCATGAATAATTAGACAATTCTTAATAATATATTCACCGCCTGGTAACCAAGATAACTTTTCTAATTCTTCAAAAGTAATCTCTTTAGTTTCTCCATCTTGATATTGTCTGTGTAAATTATTTAAATCTGGAATTGTATATCCTACACTTCCTTTATACCTATTCGTAACTTTAATAATTTTAGACTTATCTATCATGTTTTCTCCTTTTATCTCCTTGTTGCGATATACAACGAAATGGGGAAGATGAAAACCATCCTCCCCATTCATATATATTAATTGTTATTAGTTCGTGATTTTAAGATCACTGTTTGTGTATACACAGATACCAGGGTTAACAAGAAGAACACCAACACCAAACTTTCTGTAAGTCTGGATGTCTCTTGACCAATCTTCCTGGCTCTCAACTTCACGAACTGCAGTCTCACCTTCAAACGCAACTTTGACTGGCTTCTCACTACCTGTTGGGATAATGTAAGCCTTAGAAGGATCCATTACCTTAGTAGCGTTAGTAATATCAGTAAATGACTGAGGAAGGATAATTACAGTATGTCCCTTGTAAGAAGCATAATATCCATTCTCCCAACGCTCCTGCTTCATGCTATCAGAAGCCCAGTTGTAATCTGGAATCATTGTAGCTGCAAACTCGAATGTGCAGTAAACTGTTGACTTACCATAAACATCAGCTGTTTGAAGAAGTCTATCCATCTGACTCTCAACGAATCCTGTCTGAACAGTCTTGTTCTTTGGAGTGATCTTAGCTACAGCGGCATCAAGGCCCTTAGCGATCTCTCTATAAACAGCCTCATCCATACCTTCAAGGATGATGTCATAAACATCACTCATTTGGATTCTACCATCAAGGAACTCTTCGAATCCAATCTGAGCAGCTCCGCCGTATGCACTTGTTGGAATTTCATAAGTAAGTCCATCAAGCTTGAAGACTTCATATCTACCAGCAAGACCAACTCTTGTTACGAAGTTGTTCTTAGCTCTGATCTTTGAAGCAGCGCTAATTCTTGTTGAGAAGATAGGCTTATCTCCTTGAGCGTATGTCTTAACCTCTGCGAACTGACCGTAGTTCTGAAGAACTCTCTTAGGGAGAATTTCATCAATACCAACTTCGATAAGCTCGAAAATAAGGTTCTTATTGTTTCTATACTCGCGATAATTAGGTGCGAGTTCATTCATTTCATTTCTGAATGTTTCGTTTAAAGCCTCAAAAGTAAGATTCTTTCCTTCATAAGCAAAAGTAGCAGAAGGGTTAAGTGAGGCCTTTGCAGTAGCTCTAGCTAATGCGATTAAACTATTTCTATCTAAAGCCATGTTTTCCTCCTATTACTTTACTCTCTGAATCTTAACACCTGGTTGACCATCAGGCATTGTGAAATCAGCATTAACGACCTGGAATACAGGAGCACTAGCAGCAGCAAGACTTGCAGCCTTTTTAAGGAAACCAGTAGCAGCATCAACTTCAAGGAAATCCTTGTTGCTTAATGAAAGACCAGCTACCTCAGCGCTGTCACTTGTATTGGCTCCAAATGTATTTGTTGTATAAATATCTCCAACGTTTGTCTTTAAAAGTCTTGGATAAATAAAACCATCAGAGAAGTCAGATGCCTTAAGTGCGAAATCTTTATGCATTTGCTTACGAGTGTCATAAAGTTTTTCTTCGCAGTATACGAGCATCCATTCACCATCACCACTAAGTCCTGCAAAACCCTCAGCATAGTTATACTTTAAGAACTGACCTTGCTCTAATTGAGCAATAGCTACTAATTTATTGTCGCTACCGAGACTAGCAGCAGGAAGTTGTGCATAGATCTGGCCTGTCTTCTGAGCAGAAAGATGGTTAGGCTCAACCTGTCCAAAACCAATTCTCTTAATTTGTGCCATATTAGACAACCCTCCTAATTATTTCTATTCTGAACTTCTTCAACAGCCTTTATCCAATCTGGAGTTGAATCGTTCGTATTTAAATTAAAAGTTGTAACAGTATTATCTGTCATTTTTTCTTCATTTTTTGATTTAGTGTCTAAATCAAAATTGACCTTTTTTCTGTAACAAATTACAGCAAGTTTTGCTTCAATCTCTTCAAGAGAGTAAGTTCTCTTATTTTCAATTACATCTTTCTTATCTTCATCAGATAACATTGAGAATTGAGCAATTAAAGCATCTTTTTCTTTATCTTCTACATCATTCTTAAATGCAACGAGTTCATTATAAGATTCTTGTAGTGCAGAATATTTGGCTTCAAGAGCCTGATACTCTTCTTCTGTGTGAGCAGTAAATTCTGCTCCATTTTCTTCTCCACCCTCAGTGGCAGGAGCAGCTTCTGTAGCTGCATCAGCTTCTTCTTGAGTTTCTGGAATAGTGTCCTCACCAGCTTCTTTAGCTAGTTTTGAAGGTTCAGTATGAACAGAAGCACTATCATCTTCGACCTTTACAAAGTCTTTCTTCTTATCCTCGTCTTCTTCTTCATCATCTGCATCATCTTCAGAATCATCAGCTTCATCAGCTGGTTCTTCTTTCTTTTCATCATCTTTTGCAAAATCTGAAGAGCTTGATGTATCCTCTGCGTTTTCTTGATTTTCTGTAAATTCTTCTTGAACTGTTTCGTCCTTGATTTCCTCTACAGCTTTGTTTTCAGCATCGTTCACTGTATGCTCTCCTTTCAATGCAAATTCTAAGTCTTTCATCATACTATATAAAGTACGATTAAAGTCTTCGTCTAAACTAAAGTTAGGTTTAGTTACTGCAGCACCTTCGAAACAAGGCTCTACATCTTCACCTAATATGCAAAGTTTTGAAATTACTGCGTCATTAATAATAAAGAACTCAATGTTATTTTCTGGATTAACTGCCCAATGACCATCAAGAGTCTCACCATCTAATTCCATTGATTGAGGGCGGCCACCTGTTTCAAGAGCCTGTTTAGCCTCTGGAAATTGCTCCGTCCAAAGATAACCAGTTGTCATAAGATATTCTCTTTCAATCTGATTACCAAAATCATCTTCATCATTAAACTTTTGGAACCACACCTCAGCATCCGGTGCAACAAAACCATAAGGCTTTGTTAAACAATTAAAATGGATACCATCACCATCTAAAATAAGCTGGTCACCATGATCCCTAAAGTCATTCTTTTCATCGCTATAATAACCAACGATTGGAGCACCACGCAGTGTTTTCGCCATTTCCATAGCTACCTCTTTTTTGATGTAGCTACCATTACGATTTTCACCTACATAGAAAACCTTAATCTCACATTTTGACATTAATGGATTAATATCAAGAGGTTGAAGATTAATGAATTCTGGCGAATTAATCGTTGCTATAGATTTGTGTGGTAAACTCATTTTCTATCTCCCTCTGATTACATAGATTCTCTATTTGCTATTGTCTTATCTGATTTTTCGCTGTCATCTTTCTCTGGGCGGCCAGCCTTACCATCGCCGGAACCATTCTTATTTCCATTACGTTGTGCTAGCGCATCAGCGTTCATAGTATTTGATGTAAGTGGAGGAACAAATACGCTGACCAAATCAAGTACATCGTTTTCAAAGTAAGCAGTAGCTAAAATAGAACTTTGAGATTGGCCTAAGGCAATCTGAGGTAACATCTTTGAGTAACCCATTTGCGTTTGCTCTTTGTATAGTTTAGCCATCTCTTTATAATTATAAATCGTAGTTGTTAAAATCTGCGCTTTATAATGACACTTTTTCTTGTTTTTGTTATAAGGCTTAAGTAATAAATTTAAGAAATCCTCAAACTGTTGAATTAGATTATATAAAGTAGCTTCATCATTTAAAATAGAATTATTAAGAGCAGTATTACTTGTGCTATTAAACTGATTTTGTGAAACACCAGCTTCATTATATACTGATCTTTCAACTCTAGTTAAATCATCAGTTTGAGTAGTATTACTTTTGTCTGACATATCAGCTACATCTACATCAGCAAATGTAGTTAATACATCAATCCCTATAGCACGACTCAACATTCTAACAGCATTATTATGTAATGCTTGAGCTTCATCAACGTCAAATACTAAATCACCATTTTTATCAACTGGCATCTTTTGTATAATAATTTTAAGAAGCTTTTGAGTCATTCTCTTACGGTCTAAATCTTGCGCTTCATCTAAATCAATAATAGCTGGTATTACTGAAATAAATGGAGGAAAATCATCACCATTAAGATTAAATTTGATAACATTTTCAATATCTAATAGATACCAACCAGATGCATCACCAGGGTCTGTTCTTAAATTACCCTCTTTATATGCCTTATATCCTTTTTTAAATTCAGCAGGAAACAAATTTAATATTTTTGTCCTTTGTTCTTCATTTGAATACATTGAATCAAAGAAAGACATATCAAATTCAACTGCTGGTCTGCCATTTACACTATATCTACTGCGGCAGTAGGCTGGCGGCAATTCTTGAACAGATAAGCCATTATCATGACGAATTAAATAGCCATAATAACAACCATATTTAATAACCTTTAAAGCAACATCACCACAAAATTCTTTTACACCAAATTCATCTAAAAAGTCAAGAGCCTTAAAGAAATTAGTTAGAATCTTGTCTCGGTTATTGCTACTTAAGGACTTGTCTGCGTCCGCCGCAACACCAATGCCGCCATTAATATAAGGAGTAACCACCCAATCGTATCTATATAGATAAGCCATATATCTACATAGTCTGTTATAAATACCACTAGTTCGATAATAAAATTCTGAAATTGCTCTTAAAGTTGGTAAATTATAATCAGCCAACGCTTTAAGAATATAGTCTTTATTACCAAACTGTTTATGTGCTTTTTTATAGCTTCCTAAATTAACAGTAGCATCTTCAAGTAACTTAGCACCAACTCTAATCTTAGAGAAAGCTTGGTTACCAACTGTTGAGTTCATAGACTCTATTAATGCATCTTCGGTGCCATCATTGATAGATAAAGGTATATTAAAACCTTTTTGCTTAATTTCTTCACGTCTATTTATCAAAATAACACCTCTCAATTAACTTTAGTTCATAAGAGTTAATCCCAATCATAGGCTAACTTCATTATGTAATCATAATTTATTCGATATTCATCAGTATAAGGGATTGCAATCAGTTTAATGCCATGTTCATCACAATATCTGCGTTTCATCATGTCATTAAACTGTTGCTTTCGTAAACCCTCATAGCCTCCGAATTTACTCTTTGGCTGATAATGTTGTATTCCTTGATACTCAATCAAGAAATCTATATCTCCATTGTCATCGAATACACAAAAGTCAAATCTAAGAGGTCTACCAGTAGAAGAAACTAAATCTGGAAAAGAATATTCTTCTTCAAAGTGCAAACCTGCAGCTCTTAAAATATCTTCTATCTTTATTTCTCCTCTACTTGCTCTCATTTAAATCTCCTTGTGTATCATACATATTTAAAATTTATTAAAAAGAATTTAATATTTTTGTCCTTATTTTCTTACTGCGGCCGCGTTTTCATAACTATTTTTTAACAGCTTTCATTTTAGCGATAGTTTTTTCTCCTACCGTACCATCAGCTTCAGAAGCTCCAAAGAAATCGGTTTGCATTTTCTTAACCCATTTATCAGTATTATTTCCAAATATACCATCCGGTTTTCCACACTCTTTAGAAAATGCCCCATTAAAATACCAATCAAGATACTTTTGAAGTTTTGTAACCTCTGGACCCTTATCGCCTTTAGATAAATAATTTTTTGGTCTTAGAATTACAGTATCTCCTGATTGTTTTTGTTTTAAACGTGAAAGACTGGAATTAGTATGTCCGAAATATGTATTATAGTTTGCTTCATAGTACATTCCATTTCCTCGAATAACTGTATGCGCACCACCATCATATCCAAACATTACTATATCTCCATCTTGAGATTTAGATGCCGGGGCAATTCCTTTGTATGTATAACGTGTCGCCCAATTAGGCTTCCAATCAAATTGCTCTTCAAGTCCTCTAGGATATTCATTATCAACTTGTACGGCTCTAATTACAGTTCCAACAAAGACATCACATGAAGCTCCAACACTTGGTGCCGCGCCCCAATTATTGTGTTCTGGATATACTGTATTAAGTGCATTTTTAAATGCTTTATTGGCCGAACCGCCTGGGTATCTATATATACTTGTTGATGTACCTTTAGGCCAAGCAAGTTTAACTGCCATATTAACAATTAATTCTGCTCTATTTACAAGTGGATAAGCTCCAGTATAAGTACTACCTGATGTTGTTGGAGCAGGTTCTGGAGCAGGAGTTGGAGCAGGTTCTGGAGTAGGTGCTGGAGCAGGAGAATCTGTATTAGTTGCTTCCTTTAATCTAGCAATACCAATTATTTTATTACTTCCACTATAAGTGTGAGTTGGAGTCTGTCCTTTTCTTATTCTTGTAGCAGAATTATTATCCCATATATATGGATTATTATTACTATCCCACTGGCCAGTTAAAATAAAAATATGACTATCTCCACCTGCTGTAGTACTTGTGCTGTCTCCAGCAACTATTACATCACCAGCTTTTAAGCCATTTTTATTAGCTTTAATGCTGCCTTTAGGATACATAATTTGTATTTTATCTGGGTGTAGATTATCTAAATGACCCTTTCCATCATGCCAGATAGCCTCTCCGCTTTTTAAATAACCAATTCTTTGTAATACACAAGCTATATAAGTAACACAAGTACCTTTTTTCTTGGACTTTTCTATCGTTGGGTTGTTCTCCCATTGATAAGTATAATTTTTCATCCATTCTGCTTGTGTTTTACATGCTTCAAGTTCCTTAGCAAGAAGAGACTTTTTTGGATATGCTTTGTCATGCTCATTTAAATATCTTTGCCATGCTCTCATTGAAGTTTTATAAAAAATTCCATTATCCTCTCCTTGAGCAAGATAGCCTTCTTTTATAAGCTTTCTTTGAAGAGCAGTAGATGTGTTTGGACCCCATATCCCATCACAGTCTTTTCTATCATATCCTAACCATCTTTGAAGTTTCCATACTACTTCACAGCCACCGGAACCAAATTTTACAGCCTTCCAAGCAGAATAATATTTATATAAGCTTTTATATTGCCCTTCTAATATACCTGTTTGCTCTACGTCAAAAAATTCTTGCATTCTTTTAACTGTGACTTTATATCCAAGTCCATTAATAGTTAATGAAGTTATTTGAGCAGAACTTATAAATTCTTTTATCTTTTCAAACATATTTATACCTCATTTTAACTGATTATTAAGGAATCTCTGTAATGCCATCATTGTCTTTTTACCTAAGATTCCATCTATACTTTCATTTTTATCAAGATAACCGAGGTCACGCAGTTTTTTCTGTAAAGCGCCTATTGTATTTTTCCCAAGAATACCATCTGGGTCAAGACCAAGCCATTTTTGTAAACCCCAAACAGTGTCACTGCCTCCACTATTACTAAATGATACTGCTTTTAAAGCAGGATAATATTGAGAGTTTGCTTTTCTTTGATTACCAATAAGCCCATCTGGATTTGCTCTTTTTAAAAATTGTTGAAGAGCTTTTACAGTTTCATATCCACCTACACCATCAACAGTAATTTTATCACTAGGAGTTGGTGTAGGAGTCGGAGTTGGAGTAAATTTTTTATAGCAGTAATTTAAGTCAATTCTACGACCTATTCCATCAACAACGCCTTCAGAAGTGTATTGCCATATATCATAAGCACCTTTATATTCACATTTACTATAATATTGAGCAACCCACTTACTATGTTCAGCGGTTATATTACCAATCTTGCTATTGAACCAACTTAAACTTGCATATACACCAGCTTTATAACCAGCTGCATTAACTATATTACAAAAAGTATTACATATCATAGCAAGAGTAGATTTAGATGCTTTGCCTTGATAATTTGGATCTTCTACATCAATATAAACTGGATAATCACATTGTTTACCTTTAATATGAGCTAAAGTAAATTCAGCTTCTTTCTTAGCCATAACTTCTGTTGTAGCAAGAGAATAATAGTAATATCCTATTTTAAGTCCTGCCGCTTTAGCATTAGCATAATTGTTTTCAAATACATTATCTAAAGTAGGTTTCTTAGATTCACTACCAGTAAATCCAACTCTTAAAATAACAAATTGAATACCATCAGCTTTTGCTTTTTTAAAATTAGCTACGCTAATTTTATCTTGCCATGTGCTAAGATCTACTCCTTTAATCTTAACTCCAGAAGGACTTGGTGATGGTTTATAATTTTCATTTAACCAATGTTGGAATCCTTTAGAAGTATTTGAACTCCAAACTCCATCTGGATTAGATAAGTTGCACATTTTTTGAACAGCTTTAATAGTATTTGGACCAAGCTGACCATCTGGACCACTTAATCCCATATATTTCTGCATAGCAGTAATTAATGCAGAACCGCCACTACCATATTCAATAACACCACTAGCAAATCCCTTGTGGTATTGTTTTAATTTTTTAAGCTGTCCACCAAATTCACCAGTTACAGGAGTTCCAAAAAACTCTTGAGCAATTTCAAGTGTTTTTCTACCAACTATGCCATCTTCTTCTACTACCTTATTTACCACAGGTGTAGGTGTTGGAGCCGGTGTAGGTGTTGGAGCCGGTGTAGGTGTAGGAGTTGGCTTCACTTCTTCTTTTTGACTGGGAGTAGACGGATTTGTTGGAAATAATTTATTATTTAACCATTTCTGAAATGCTTTTGCAGTATTTGGTCCAAAATATCCATCTGGGCCGTCTAACTTTAAGAATGACTGTAAAGCTCTGATAGTATTTGGTCCAAAATAACCATCCGGACCATCTAAATTTAAGAACTTCTGTAATGCTTTAATACAAGCACTACCGCCGCCATCGTAACTTATTGCTCCAGGTGCAAAAGCCATATGATATTTAGCTGAGCCAGATAATTGTCCACCAATACATCCATCAATAGATGTACCCATAGCTTTCTGTAAAGCAGCTACAGATGCAGCACCAAATACTCCATCAACAGCAATAGGTTTACTTGGATCAATTGGAGTAGGACCTGGATCTGAATTTGGAGGAAGTGCTGACCAAATTTGAGGAATAAGACCTTTCATAGTAGTTTCATAACAGTACCAACCATCATGCTTTCTACTACCACTATCTTTTGTATAAAGATAATGCTTTCCGCCTTCTTTCTTATAATCAACAAATGCTACATAATGTCCACCAGTAGTCCAAGTAATTCCTCCTCTAGTACCACTGCCAAAAAGAATAACTCCTAAACATTTCTGTCCAGCAGCCTTTCTTTTATCAAGAACATCAAACATACCTGTTACAGTATCATGATTAATTGTTGTAAATCCATAATGTTGTAAAGTCTTAGGAATACCTGCCCATGTAGTACCTTGATTAGCAACAGCAAATCCCTGACCTACCATCCATACTCTAATTGGTTCTGGAGTTGAATTAGCATATTGTGGACGTTCAATAATTACATGAGTACATGCACAACATCCACATCCATTACCAGCAAAAGAAGAGTTTCTAGTCGGATAAGGCTTATCACCCCAACGAGAATCATACTGTCTATAAATTGCACTATTCATCCTTTACCTCCATTCGCATATCTTCACTAACAGCGGTATAGAATCTTTCTCCAATATAGCCAGGTTTCTGTTCTCTTTTTATTTGACGAGTTGCTCCAGTTCCAATACAATCTGCTTCTGAAAAATCGTTATTAAAGTAATAAGAACCAAGAGAAGCAAGTACTAAGAAAACTGAAATAACAATCTTACCAATTAAACCTAATTTAATTACTTGAAATATTGCTAAAATAGCTAAAACAAGAGCAACGCAAAGAAGAGCTGCTCTTATTCTTGTACCTCTATTCATAACAAACCTCCTTAAAATATGCGGCTGCACTTGCCCTGAAGCGCGCCTAAGCAGCTGCCGCCGCACTATGAGAAGAATAAGAAATCATTAATATTCCGCTTTTTGCGCTTCCTCATTCTTTCTTCTTCTTTTTTAATATAATACAATCCATATATAAAGGCAGAAAATCTATCCTTTTTTATACTTCTACTAGACTGTTTGAGAATAATATTAACTCCTTCGTTTTCTTCAACTAAATTTAAAATTTGTGCTTTTAATGCAGTAGTTAAAACAAATGGCATTAGTTTTTCATTTCTTTGGTCTATTGTCATATTTTGTCCAATCTTAGTAGACATCAACTTAGTTTTTGCTGTTGCTTCATCTACCAAAAATTGTACTTTACCACTACTCATTTGAGTTTGTGCATAACTATATGCTTCAGTATTAATTGGAGCATTAGCTTTAATTAAATACATAGCATCTTTTTCTATTTCACCAGCTCTATTTACATCTTTGTACTGGTTCATAATATCTTCCGAGGTACCGCCACCAACTCCGAATGGTGGTAATATATCACCATTCTCTGGATCGACTTGAGCTTTTGTCATAAAATCAATTAAACCAACGCCCAACCCATTAGCATCTATTGCTACACAACGAGCTTTATACTTATAATATAATTTCTTAATATGAATAGCTTGTCGCTCAAAATCTTCAGCTTCATAACTAAACATATTAACTAAACTCTTAATAGCTGCGCCTTTAGGTTGAGGTGTTACTTTAAATGCACAAACTTCAGTAGTACATCCAATACGACCAACGTCCACACCTAATACATAAAAAGCATTTTTACTACTTCTATTACTGTATTCATCTTCTGGTTGATTTAATATTCTATGCTTATCAAACTTTTCCGCAGAGAAGAACGCGTTTTCAGCATCGCCACTCCAAATACTTCTATATTCTCGATCGAATGATTCATCATTGAATGTACCATTCATTCTTAATTGATCAACAAAGTCTTCATTTAATAATCCTTCACATACAGGGGTTTCATAGGTTCCGCCCATGATCATAACCTCACCTGGATCAATAATAGATTGAACCAATAATTCAATTAATTTCTCATAAGCAAAACTATTTTTCCAACCTGCTGTTGTAATATAAATTTGACTCTTATTGACATTTTCTTTTGGATGTCTAGAACCGTCTGGGAGTAATCTATCTACGTTTGTTGTAGGAATGATAACTTCATTAAGTATGTCACCATCAATTAGTACACACTCCTCCATCAAACCACCAGTTCTTCTTTGACCTCTGGAACTAGGTCTGGCTGCAAGAATATTAATCTTACTACCATTTTTGAATACATATTCTACATTATCTTTAGTCTTTTTAGTTTTTCCACGATCCCAGTTAATTTCATTTTCTAAGCTAGGTATCAATCGACAAATCTCTTCAATTTTAGCAATTGTAATGCTTGCCGCTTGTTCTTTACCACCTGTTGTTACAAATAGTTCACAACCAGGATAAAAGATACATCTAAGCATTAATACCATCATGCTTAAAAATGATTTAGAATAAGCACGCGGAAAAGTGGCATATACGTATCTATGACGCATAACCACTCTAATAAAAACTCTTTGATAAAAATAGAAATGAAAAGTGCTATTCGGCCCTTTGATAAAATCAATAAAATAATCTGGATATTCTCTAAAGAAACTAACAAGTTTTCTAAGGTTTGGAACTTGTGCAGCTAATCTATCTTCTGAAAGACCTTGCTTCTTATTATCCCCAGTAGATAGAGCCATTAAATCTTGAAGACTCATTCTTTTACCTCTTCTTCATCAATGACCTGGCGCTGCGCCTGAGCGTCTGCCGCCGCTTGTTCATCTAATGATTGATAATATTCCGCAAAGTCTTCATCAGACATTTCTGGTACATCAAGTCCTTTAGCCTTAGCTTCTTCACGATCTCTTTTCTGTTGATCCATGATTTCTTTCTTTTTAAGGTAATCTTCTATCTGTCTTGCAAGTGCAGTATCAGCATAGATTAATGACTTAGTATACTCCTTGAGATCTGCAATAACTGTATCAATTATATCTATTGGAGCATCTAATTCAAATCGGGGTATTTCACCACCATTTTTTTCACAATAAGCAACTAATTCTCCAACACTATCAACAAAATCATTCTTTTCTTCTTTCTTTCGTTGAGCTGCCGCGAAATTAGCTAACTTACGTTGATTACCTAGTTCTCTTGATAGTTTAGTAAATCCATCATAATCACCCATATCAAGAGCCTGATTAGCTTTTAAATTTAGTTTGCAAATAATAATGAGGGAATTAATAGTATCTGCATCTTGAATATCGAATGAATTAGTCATTTCAGTATAAATCTTTTCTAACTCAATCCATTCTTGTGGTTTATATAAAGTACCCCACTTCATAGCAAGGTATTTCATATCATCTTCTGTCAAATCCGCAGCTGGATTTGGTAAATCTACTTGAACAAATTGTTCCTCTCTAAAAGGATTATGGAACTGAGCATCAAGTTCCGCAGAAGTCTTAGCTACATACTCATCTTTAAGAGCTGGCGCTGGCATCAGCGTCTTATACTCAGCCTCGGAGATCTCCCCGGCCGCGAGCTTTTCTTGCAGTTCTTTTGTGAACTTTTCATCAGCCTCTTGCTTTTCCGCAGATTTAATCCTGTTCTTTTCATCTGCCATAGCTTGGCATTTTTCAGTATCTGCCCAACCAAATTGATTCCATTGTTTCAATTTCATTTTAGACAGATATTTACCAAACACAGACATTCCATTCATTTTATCTGGGTTCTTAGCAAAAGCTCTATCCCTTAAAACATTCCATTCAGCTGGAACATAAGGAACATCCATTTTTTCAAGCAACCACAAAAAAGTGCTAGGATCGTAGTTGTCTATATGCATAGTCAGACAATCCTTGCACATTTCTGTTTTTCTACCATCTTTATAAGTGTAGAATTTTATTTCATCCATAGTGCGGCCGCATTTTTCACATTGTAATTTTTGACCCATACACTATTCTCCTTATTATATTCTTCGATTATTATACTTTT